GGTCCGCGACTCGCGAGATTCACAGATATTTGGGACCGTTGGATCAGCTTTCGATTCTTGGGATTTTCGGCACAATTCACGCGGGAGCCACGCATGGGTGACTGCAGCTGGCAGTGGGCGGTGACGTTGATCGGCAGCGGCGCGCTGATTGACTGGCTGATCTGGCGCTGGGTGACCCGCGAGGACGGCGAGCCGTGAGGATGATCGCCAGCGCTCGCGAGGTGCTCGCCATCATCCGCGCGCAGACCGACCGCATAGGCGTGGCGTTCAGCGCGGGCAAGGATTCGCACGTCGTGCTCGATCTCGTCTGCCGGCAGTTCACCAGGGTCGACGCGTTTTACCTGTGGCGCGTGCCCGAGCTCGAAGTGATCCGCAGGCTGTGTGCGCGCGTCGAGAAGCGCTACGGCATTGGCGTGCGCATGTACCCGCACTTCGACCTGTCGCGCGTCTTCAAGCATGCCGTGTTGCAGCCGCACTGGGGCGGGCTCGACCGCGTGCCGCGCGTTGACATGGCAGACGTGGAGGCGCGCTTCCGCGCGGAGACCGGGGTCGAGTGGATCGCGTACGGCTGGCGTCGCAACGATTCGCGCAGCCGCGCGTTGATCATCAGTCAGACCGCACGGATGGACTGGAAGGCGCGCCGCGTGTACCCGATCGGGCACTGGCGTCGGCAGGATGTGCTCAACTACCTGCGCGCGAATGGCATCACGCGACCGCCGACATTCGGGCGCCGCGAGCAGGGTGGCGTAGACTTTCATCCCGCCACGCTCAACTACTTGCTGCAGAGATTCCCCGACGACTACGCCAAGCTCGTGGAGATGTACCCGTATGCCGAAGCCTACCGACTATCAGCCGATCTGCGTGGAACTCGTGAAGCGCGCGGCGATCAAGCCGCACCCGCGCAACCCCAGGCAAATGAGCGAGGTGGCGCGCAAGAAACTGGGGCGCGGACTCGACCGCTTCGGGTTGCTGGAGCCGATCATCGCAAACCGAAGAACGGGGCACGTGCTCGGCGGTCACCAGCGTCTCGCGTGGCTTGACGAGCGCAACGGCGGGCCGGGCGCGGCCTACGATCTGCAGGTCTCCTGGGTCGACATCGACGCCAAGCAAGAGGCTGCCGTCATCGTGCTGCTCAACAACGAGACAGCACAGGGGGAGTTCGACGTCGACACGCTGCGCGATCTCCTCGTGAGTGGTGAACTGGAGAGCGCGCACGCCGAGCTCGACGCCATCACCATCGAGAACTTGTTTCCCGACGACGACGAGATCGGCAAGCTGTTCGCCAACGTGCCGGAGACAATCGAGGGCGTGGTCGCGCAGATGCAGGACACCAAGCAGCGCGGGGCGACGCGACGCGCGGAGAATGCTGGCGTGCAGGCGCGCAACGACACGGAGACCTACCTCGTCGTGGTCTTCGCGACGCGCGCCGAGAAGGAAGCGTTTCTCGCGCGCGCCGGGTTGAGCGTGCGCGAGCGCTACATCACGGTTGACACGCTAGCCGCAGGAGCCGCTGTGCTTGCCGGGAGCGGCGAGCCGCTCGCTGCGCTGTCGCCCCCTTACGGGCCAGAGGCCGAGCGCGCCGCGCGTGACTATGGGCTCGTCGAGCACTACGACGTCGGCGAGCACGAAGTGGTAGCAGTCGAGGTCAGCCCAGACGCTGTCGCCGTTGCGCACGACGTCGACGAGCCGCGCCGTCGCGAGAAGCGCGCCGCGCGGCAGTGAGTCGAAGTCCGGCGGGTTCATGTCGTGCGCGCGGAGCAGCGCTGAGAACTTTGCGGTAGCCGAGGCGTCGGCGAGATTCTGCGCGGCGTGCAGGTAGATGGGCCCGCGATAACTGGTGGCCCAGGTCCTGTTCTCGATGAACTTGCCGCCGTGCATGATCGCCCACAGCCAGGGCTGGCGAATCGTGATGGCGTGAGTTGGCGTGGTCATTGATTCCCCTCAGTGCGTTGTGAGACTTGCAGCAGGGCGAGCCATACCGTCTCGGGCACGGCGAGCGCCCCGCTGCAGTAGCGCCGCATCTTGCGCTCGTCGATCTCCAGGCGACGCGCGGCTCCGCGCTGCGTGAGTGCGCAGCGCATGAGCAACGCGCGGAGATCGTCAGCCGTGTGCATGGTCGTTGAGTCGCGCCTTCTCGACGAGGTGGTAATTGTAGTCGAGATGTGCGGCGAGACTGTCGGGCAGGATGATGCCACCCCACTCGGCGATCTGCTTGTCGACTTCGGCGCGCGTGTACACGCTGGCCCAGAGTCGCGCGAGGCGCGACGAGTTGAGCGCAATACGGCACTGCATTTCGTCGAGCGCGTCGGGTAGCGGGTAGTACGTGCCGAACAGCGGGCCGATGAGTGAAGCATAGCGTTGCTTAGGCATGTGATGATCCTCGTGTGTTGATGATGGCGTAGCACTCGAAGACGAGACCGCCGCCCTTGGCGTGCGCGAAGGTTTCGCCGTTTTCCACGCGTCGCCTGCCGCCTGCGCGCATGATGATCTCCAGCTCGTCGCGCCACTCGCGAGCGCTGAGCTCGCGCTCACTGTGCACGCGGTAGTCAAACCCTTTTATTTTCATCGCGACACCTTCTCGTTGTAGAAGCGGACCATGACTGCGTGCAGCGCGACGTCGGAATCGAACTCCGGCCACGGCTTCCCGCCGATGATGTAATCGCGGTGCTCTTCCATCCACTCGGGGACGAAGTCCCAGTCGAAGGAGTACGGATACTGCTCGCCGACAACGAGCCACGCCTCCTCGATGCGCTCAGCGCATGCAGCGACGCAGCTGCGCAGACTCGCCATGCCGTGCGCGACCTGATAGCTCTGCCAGTCGTTGCGCGGGCGCGTGCTCGCGAGAAAGTGAATGGTGCGGTCGTTGAACTGTTCGAGCACGTACTCCCACGCACACATCGCCGTGTGCATGTGCTCAATCGTGTAGTCATGGTTTGCGCTCATTGTCTGCATCCTCGCGTGCCAGTTCGTAGCGTCGTGCAGTGCGACGCCCGGCTGCCGCGACGGTGTGGAAACCACCAGCCGTCGCAGTGGCACAGGCGCATGCGGTTGCGTGCCTTGCGCGTCATGACGGCCCCCAGGGATCATCATCGGGGTCGGGCTGCACGCGTGCCTTGCCGCACTCGCAAGTCGGGAGTGGTGCTGGCGGCTCAGCGTCAGCGTCTACGCACACATCGCCCTGCCAGCCGCAGCGCGGGCAGAATGCGGAGATGTCGATGTACGAGTTCATGACACGCCTCCTATGTCAGCAATGACGTCGGCGAGCACAGCGCCTTGGGAATCGACGAGCGCCTCCAGTCGTCTGATCTGTGCGCTGAGTTTTTTGATGGCGGTCTCCGAGCGCTTGCGCTTCGTCTTCCATCGCGCGAGTAGCGCGCGCTTGTGGACGAGCGCCTTGGCGCGCGACTCGCTGCGCGTGGGCTTCTTGAAAGGTGCTCGCTTGAGCGAGCCCGCGATCCACCCCTTGCTCAGCGCGTAGCATTTAAACTCGCGTTCCAATGCCTCGCGCTGCGCGTCAATCGGTCTTGTACGGTGGCGGCGGTGAAGAATTGTCCACGCGACGTCGTAGAAGAGACGACCCCAGCCATTGGGATTGCCTCGCGTGTCATGCGTGCTCAGCCACACGCGGCGCACTTTGTTGAGGCGCACATCTTCGAGCATTGCGGGGAAGCCGCGCTTGCGACCATAGCGGGAGTACAGCTTGCGCGCGGCGCGCTCGGCTTCTGCAAAGCCGAGCGGCGGGTACTCGACGAGAGCACGCGCGGCGACTTCGACGAACAGGTTGTATTTCATGAGTCGATCCTCACGGTCTCGCCCCACGGCGCGACGCAGTCGGTTGTCATGACCCACAGCGTCGGCACGTCGCTAGGGACTTCAGGGTAGGTCCCGCAGCCATCGGTCAAGTACACGATGCACGCGGGTTGAAGCTGCTCGGCGTCGACGTGCGCGAAGACCGGACAGAAGTCTGTCCCGCCACCGCCTGACGCGTGCATCTCGACTGGCTCGCCTCGCGCGAACGTGTCGACGCGTTGCACCTCGGCGTCGCAGTAGACGACGTGCACAGACTCGGGCGCGCACTCGTCGACGATAGATGTGATTTCAGCGTGGAACGCGCTCAGCACGGTCTCGCCGATGGACCCGCTCGTGTCGACGGCGACGACGAGCGCAGGCATCGCATCGGAGCGAAGCTCTGGCAGGTACAGACCGCTCGCAAGGTAGCGACGATTCGGCATCTTCCACGAGTAGTCGGCGCTCGCACACTGCTGCACGAACCGGCGCAGCAGCGCCCGCCAGTCGACACGTGGGCGCGTCATCTCGCCGACTGCGCGGGCCATTGACGCGGGCAGGCGTCCCATCATGCGAGCAACGCTCATCGCTTGGCTGACTGCGACCTGCCAATCAGCTGCGTCTGCTGCGACGTCGTCGCCAGGCGCGTCCAGCACGGCCCCCGGCGTGTCCCTGACGTCTGACCCTGACCCGCCTTTGTCGTCTGGCTCAGGCTGCGGTAGCCGGTCGTATATCTGCTCGGCGCTGAGCCCAGCGTATTGCGGGTCATTCAATCCGTCGGCGGGTATTGCGAACCCCGCCTCAGTCAACACCGGATTGATTGCGTAGTCAGCGGCGTCGTTCCAGCGCTTCGCATCGCGGTGCAGGCGACGCGCGTGGTGCTGCATCGCGGGATGCATCACCTCGTGCGCGAGCAGTGCGACCAGCTCTTGATCGTTAAGCGTGTCGACGAAGGCGGGCGCGTAGAAAATCGCGCGCCCGTCTGTCGCCATGGTGTTGGTCACGCTGTCAGTTTCAGTAAGCGTTAAGCGCAGTGCGAGCGCGCCGAAGAATGGATGGTCGAGAACAAGCGCTGTGCGCGCAGCGCTCAAGCGTTTGAGATGTGCGCTCACGCGTCACCTCCTTCGCTCGGCGTCATGAAGACCGACATGGCGTCGTGAATCTCCTGTGCTCGCTTGGCGACCGCCGTGCGAACGGTCGGCGACTGTCGCAGCTGGTCGACGTCGACCCCGGCGATCATCGCTTCGGCACGCTTACGCAAGTCTTCGAGCACGGCATCGCCTGTCAGGTTGAGGCCGGGGAGAATCGAGCACAGCTCGCCCAGCCCGGAGATCAGCGAGTCACGAAATATGCCCTTGGGGTCGCCCAGACGCTCGACCATTCTGGCGATGTGCGCGTAGAGGCGCTCATAAGGCTCGCGCATCGCTATCGCTGTCGTCTTCTGGAGCTCGTCGTCGATGTTTTTCTTGATCTCGTCGGTGACGTCTGCGGCTAGGCTCACACGAAAGTCTTGTGAGTTTGGCAGCGGCATGATGGACAGGTCGATCCCGAACTTCGCCTCGATGCGGCGCGGGTAGTCGGTGTCATTGAACAGACCGTTGAGTTCCTTGCGCGCTGACTCGCGGAGTCTCGGGTACTCAGCGAGGAACGCCTTGACTGCGACGTCAAACGACGCGCGCAGGTGACGCATCTCTGACGAGTACGTCTCGAACATGGCGGCAGTGAGAATGCGCGCCCCGTCCTGACCCCAGGGTAGAGTCAGCTCGTAGTGGCGGTGGCGCAGCGCGCTGGCAGCTTCTCCGACTGCCTTGAACGCTGGGGCGTCAACGTCGATGGCATGCTTGCGGTAGTGACCAGCGCGGCGCGCGCTCACGGAGTGCGCAGTCGCAACGTCACGCGTCACTTTCTTATCGGTCAACGTAGCCTGCCAGCGACGGATCGTCAGACTGGCGAGCATTGCGCGGTCGCTGAGGTTCATGACGCACCTCCGCCGATGAAGAGCTGACCAAGGGGACCGCTCATCGCGTTGACGTACGCGGGACAGTTGGCGAGCTTCGGGTCGCGCGCTAGCGTTGTCTGCATGCTGACCGCTGCGAACTCAGCTTTGCCCGCTGTCACGAGTCGATCGAGATAACGGCAGTACCGGCCCATTGACGCAACGGCGACGCGCATCCCGAGTGCTGTGGAGAGCGCGTACATGGCGGACGTCTCAGTTGGAATCGGCGCGGTGTCCGGTGCTGTCAACACGACGTCGGGCGAGACCATCTGAGACCAGACGCGCAAGAAGGCAATGAACTCGACCGCTGCGCCTTCGCCTACGGCGCCTTCAATGACAGGCAGCTGCAGCTCGCGCGGCAGATTGAGCGCGAGCACACGCGAGACCGCTGCCCACGTGCGCGGGCTCGGCGAGTTCGTCATGTCGCCTGTCGGCTTGAACTCGGAGAGCAACTGCGGACGGAAACGCAGAAAGGCGATAACCTCAGGTGCGACCCCGGCGGCTGCCGCCCACGACGACCAGTCGTTGAGATCGGGCGCGAGTTCTACCAGAGTTGCAAAGCGGCTCTTGACTGGCTCAAGGATGCCGCTGACCCCGGCGCGATCGCTGCGACGGTTTGTCGCTGCGATGAACACCACGTTAGAAGAGACGCTGTGCCCGTTCACGCGACGCGCTAGGATGAGTTGCATCGCGGCGGCTTGCACGGCTGGCGTAGCCTGCCCGAGATCGTCAAGGAAGCACGCGGTCAGCTTATCGGCGTTGATGAGCGTCTGGAGTTCGCCGAAGGGGAGAAAATTCGCCTCGCCTTTCGTGACCCACGGCAGCCCTTTGAAGTCTGTCGGATCGCTGACGACGGGATGCATGATGACGACGTCGGCACCGGCATCGCGGCACGCTTGCGTGACGATGTCAGACTTGCCGACGCCGGGAGGCCCGGACACGAGCACGGGCTCGCGAGCGGGAATGGTGAGCGCGAGAAGCGCGCGGAGCTGAGACGGTTTGATCGTGTGCATGTGACCCTCGTGTTGACTGGGTGGCCCCTCGCGCTTTTGCGCGGGGTGTGTCTTAGACACGCTTGACATTATCTAGGAATGCGCGTTCAGGAGCAACGTCAGGTTGCATCTATATCGCCTGACACCTCAATCACTTAGGCGGCAGTCCGCAGGAATACAGCTGAAATGGCCGAAGTTGACGTGAATCAGGTCGCGACAGCGCTCAACCTGACGCCGCGACGCGTGAACCAACTCGTCACGAACGACGGCATGCCGCAAGTCGCGCGCGGCGTTTACGATCTCGGGAAATGCATGCACTGGTATATCCGCTACCTGCAGACCGCACTACAGCGGCGCAGCGTGACGGATGGCGACGGCGTCACATCGCTGACAGCGGAGCGCGTGCGCTCGACACGCGAGAGCGCGGACAAGGCGGCACTGGATAATGCCTTGCGGCGCGGCGAGCTCGTCGAGGTCGCGCGCGTCACTCAGTTGATCAACGAAATTCCACTCGCGATGATCCAGGCGCATCGCACGATCACCAATCGGTGTGCACATGAATTTGCAAGCATCAGCGACGCCAACCGAATCAGGGAAAGATTCGCAGAGGAATTCCACAGCGTCGGCGTCACGCTCTCCGAGCTTGTCGAACGGCTGGCCGAGCGTAGCGACGGCATTGCGCGCGAGCAGGAAGCGGTACGTGGCGGCAGCGCCGCGCACGCCGGACCAGTGGGCAGACCAGAAGAGAATTCTGCCGAAGGGCAGCGCGGAGCCCGGACCGTTTCGGAGTCATCGCACGCCGTACATGACGCAGATCGTGCGGACGGCGACGAGCGGGAAGTATCGGCGCACGGTGGCGGTGATGGGGGCGCAAACGGGAAAGACGGAGGGACTGCTTAACATTCAGGGGCAGCGCCTCGACGACGATCCCGTGCCGATTCTCTACGTAGGGCCGACGCGCTCCATGGTGGAGAAGCTGATCGAGCCCAGGTTCGTGAAAATGGTCAAGGCCGTGCCGACGCTATGGGATCAGCTGGCGCGCGGCAAGGCGTCGAGCAAGACGTACAAGCAGATTTGCGGCGTCACGGTGCGCTTCGGCTGGGCTGGTTCTCCCACGGAACTCGCGAGCCAAGACGCGGCGATCGTCGAGGTAGACGAACTCGACCGCATGAAGTCAACCGTCGGCAAGGAAGGCTCGCCCCTCGACGTTGCCGAGGGCCGACTCGAAAGTTATCCGGATGGCTTCTCCATCGTGACGAGCACGCCGACGGAGGGTCGCGTGGAGACGTACACGGATGACTACGGGCTCGAACGCTGGAAGCCGGGCAGCAGTGACGACGTCATCAGTCCGGTGTGGAGACTTCTTCAGGCGGGCACACGGCATGAGTGGGCGTGGCCGTGCCCAGATTGTCACGAGTACTTCGTGCCACGCCTCAAGCTGCTATTCATTCCGGAGAACGCGAGCTCTCAAGAAGCGAAGCGCGCGGCACGCGTGATATGTCTGCACTGCGGAGTGCACATCGAGAACCGGCAGAAGCAGCGCATGAATGCGCGCGGCGTGTACATCGCACCCGGACAGCACGCAACGCCGGACGGCGTCGTGCTCGGCGAGATCGAGGACAACGACACGGCATCTTTCTGGGTGAGCGGACTGTGCTCGCCGTGGCGAACATTCGGGCAGCGCGCGCAAGCCTATGTCGAGGCGCAGCTGAGCGGCGACGTTGAACGCATCCGGGCGATCGTCAACACACGTTTCGGCGAGCTCTACTCAATGGGACGTGAAGCGCCGACCGTAGAGAACGTGAAGACGTGCTGCGCGCCGTATCGTCTCGGCGAAGTGCCGGACGGCGTGCGCTGGGTCACGGCGTTCGTCGACGTGCAGAAGCGCCGACTGGTCTACGCCGTGCGCGGGTGGGGCGTGAACATGGAATCCTGGCTGCTGGAGAACGACGAGTTAATCGGAGACACAGATCACGACGACGTCTGGGAACAGCTCGAGGAATTGCGCGCGCGCGAGTACTCGGGCAAGCGAATCAAACGCGTCGGCATCGACTCCGGATATCGGCCCGGCGAGAAGTGGCGGCGACCGGACAACGTAATCTATAAATTTTGCCGAAAGCATCGCGGCTGGGCGATCGCGACCAAGGGTCACGAAAAGCAGGCGAAGCCGCTGAACGCTGCCGTCATCGACGTGACGGTCGGCGGGCAGGTCGTGAAGGGAGGACTACAGCTCTGGCATCTCGACGTCGACTTCTTTAAGTCATACGTGCACCAACAGCTGCATGTCGGCGACGCCAAGCAACGACGGTGGCATCTTCCGATAGACGTGAGCGAGGATTACTGTCGACAGATTACCGCCGAGGCGCGTACTGTCACGCGCGGTGGCAGGGTGCAGTGGGAAAGGCTGCGACGTGAGAATCACTACCTCGACTGCGAAGCGGGCAACGTGGCGGTGGCGTATTCGCTCGGTGTGCATCGACAACGCCACAAATCAGCTGTGCAAACGGTGACGACCGCGACAACGCCGCCGCCACCTGCGACGCAGGAAATTGATCCGCCGCCGCGCAGACGCAGTCGCGTGCGGCGTTCTTCGTTCATCAATAGGAGGTAATTGGCATGGGGGTGTTGACGGCTTTCCCCAGGTCGATCATTGCTGGCGACACGGTGCGCGTGACGCGCGAGTACGGCGACTTCTCCGCTCCCACGTGGACGGCGACGCTGTACGGCGAGAGCAGCAAGGGAATATTTGCGAGCACGGCGGCAGCAGACGGCAACGCGCATGCCTTCACACTGACGGCGGCAGAAAGCGGGAGCATCGCCGCAGGCGGATACCTCGTCGTCGTGCGCGTGAGCGACGGCACGGTTGTCGAGAGCGTCGAGAGTTTCTGGCTGCAGGTTCAGGTCAACCCGGCCTCACCTGGGAACCGCGACACGCGCAGTTCAACGCGACAGCTGCTAGAAGCCGTGCAGGCTGCGATCAAGAATCGGGCGACCAGCGATCAGCTCGCCATGTCGATCGAAGGCCGATCGATCCAGCGCACGCCATTGCTTGAGCTGCTCGAATGGGAAACGCGCCTCAAGTCTCTGGTGGCCGCTGAAGACGCGCGCGGCAGTGGGCGCAACATCCGCAACATCAAAGTGAGGTTAGGCCGTGCGTAACTGGTACGAAACCCCGCTCGGACAGACGGCGCTCACACAGCAGACGAAGATTGTGACGGTGCCAGCGCCCAGACGATCGCGCGCCTCCCGCGTGTACAGCAGCGCGCGCTCCTCGCGTCTGCTTCCTGGTGCTGGCGGCTCCAACACTAGCGCGGATGCCGAACTTCTTACCAGCATTCTGAATCTGCGCTCGCGCTCGCGACAGCTGATTCGTGATCAGAGTTATGCGAAACGCGCGCGCGGCCTGGTGGTAAACAACGTCATAGGTCCGGGCATCGGCGTGCAGGCAAAAGTGGGCACGATGCGTGGCCCGCTCAATCAGCGCGTGAACGATGGCATTGAAGCTGCGTGGGCACGGTGGACACGCAAGGATACCTGTCACATCGGCGAATCTCTTACCTTCGCCGACATCGAGCGGCTCGCCATGTTCGAGATTTTCGACGCTGGCGAGGTGATCATCCGCAAACACACGCGCGCCGACGGCCAGCTGACGCTGGAAGTCATCGAGGGCGAGCGCATCGCAGACGACTATCAGGCGCTCAGTCCGCAGTCGCCTGGCTCCACTATTCGTCTTGGTGTCGAGCTCAACGGCTATTACAAGCCGATCGCGTACTGGCTGCGCGAGCGTCACCCAGGCGAGATTCGCTGGGTTGGTCACGACAGCGACCGCGTGTTCCGCGTACCAGCCGAAGAGATTTTCCACCTGCGAATCATCACGCGGTGGCCACAGACGCGCGGCGAGCCGTGGATGCATACGGCGATTCGCCGCCTGCTAGACATCGAGGGATACAGCGAGGCTGAGGCGATTCGCGCGCGTGCCCAGGCGACCCGCATGGGCATCATCGAGACGCCGCAAGACGTCGACGATCTCGACACGCGGACCCAGGAGGAGAAAGACGCCGACGCTAACGGTGACCCGCTGTTTCACATGGAACCTGGCATCATCGGCAAGCTGAGCCCAGGCGAGAAGTGGATCGACAGCGCGCCGAGCGCACCGAATCCACAGCTCGACCCCTTCATGCGCTACATGATTCGTGAGATTTGCGTTGGCATTGGAGTCTCGTACGCTTCTGGATCGGGCGACTACTCGCAGACGAACTATTCCAGCTCTCGACTCGCGCTGCTCGACGACCGCGACGCGTGGCGCGCATTGCAACTCTGGTTCATCCGGAGCTTCCGCGAGGAACTGCACCGTGCGTGGCTGGCAAAAGCCATGCTAGCGCGCAGCATCCCAGAGATTGACAGCCAGCAATACTGGAGTGAGCCGTCGAAGTTCGAGCAAGTGTTGTTCAAGCCGCGCGGCTGGTCGTGGATTGATCCAACCAAGGAAGTCGCAGCGTACAAGGAAGCGATCGCAGGCGGCCTGACGACGGTGACAGATGTAATAGCGCAGACGGCAGCGGGGCGCGACATCGAGGAGATTCTCGACGAGCGCAAGGCGGAGCTGGAGATGATGGACAAACGCGGCCTAGTGTTCGATACGTCGCCCGCCGTGTACATCGCGAAGAACGCGCCCGCTGAAAAGAAGGCGGAGCCCGCGAGCAATGAAGACGACGACGCGAAGGATGACGCGAAGGACGCGAAGACCAGCGATGATGAGAAGCCCGAGCGCTCCGTGATCATCAACAACTATGTGACGCCACCCGATATCAAGATTCCCGTGCGTATCGAGAATCCGATTCGCCTGGAGCCCACCGTGGTTAACGTGCCAGCGTCCATCGTGCACGTAGCCGCGCCAAACGTGACGGTTCAGAACGATGTGAGATCGCCAGACGTGCGCGTTGAAGTCCCGGCGGCGCCCGATGTACACGTGACAATCGAACCGACGCCGATAACGATGCAGCCACCAGCGATTCACGTCGACGTTCAACCAACGCCGATCCGCGTGGCACCCGCTGCAGTCAATGTTGAGGTGTCGCCGACGCCCGTGACCGTCTCGCCAGCGGCAGTGCAAGTCGATGTCGCAGCGCCGACAGTGAACGTGGCCGCACCTGACGTGCGCATAGCACCAGCCGAGGTCACCGTGATCAACGAGCTGCCAGAGTACGAAGTCACTGAGCAAAAACCGGTACGGGATGGCGACGGCAGAATTGAGAAGATCGTCACCACCAAGAAACGCAGCAGGAGACGCTAGTGGCAGTCATTTATCCGACAGCGCTGAGGAACACTCGGATGACCGCAGTGCGCGACGCCATCGACGCGGGAGCTGGCGCGGGCTCGCTGCAGATCGGGACGACAGCAATGGGAGCGGTGCTCGCCACGATCGCGCTGGCTGACCCGTCGGCGTCGATTGCATCAGGTGTGCTCACGCTACTCGGCGTGCCGCTGAGCGTGGCTGCGAGTGGCACGGGGACTGCTGCGGAGGCACGCATCAGGGACAGCAACAGTGCGGACGTCGTCACCGGTCTGACCGTCGGCACCTCTGGAACCAACATTGTGCTCGACTCGGTGAGCATCACCACCGGCCAGACTGTGCGGATCACGGCCGGCACGATCACGCACGGGTAGAACTGGCGTGGCGATTACAACACTCGATGGCTGGATAGCAGCCAACAAGCAGAAGATAGAACTACTCAAGACCACCACGCGCACGACGGTTGCGGCAACGTGGTTCTCGCTGTTCGACATCGCGGGCTCACCCGGTGCCGGCACACTCGCGATC